GTCAGGGTCGTGCCACCAAACGTCACCCAAATGTGAGGGGTAACGAAGTGAGGCACGTACATGGCTTTGCCAAGAAAGAACACCGGCTGAACGTCGGTCGGCATTACCTCAGCATCTTCGCCTCGGTACACAAACTTCCCATTAGTAAATTTCACTTGTGTGCTCCATGGGTTTGCCAAGGGTCCTGAGAATGATGCAGTGCTCTGGCTCAACGCTTCCAGCCCGACCGTCTGAGTCGTAGTAAATGTAGGAAGCCCGGTTAGAGCTGCACGACTCATCAATCCTGCGCTTGAGTCGGCCAACTCGAGCAGCCTGGCGCAACTTTGAATCAATCATTTTCTTTGTAGCGCCGGGAAAGTATTCCAAGCACTGAGCCGCTGTCATTGCGCCATGTCTGACAACAATCTCCAATACTGTGTATTCACTATTCATTTTTAAACCTCAAAAAGGGATGTCATCGTCAGTTTCAACGATCGCCGCTGCGCGGGCCTTAGGCGCGTTTTGCATCCGACTTGGTAGGGTAGCCTCACCAGCGTGCTGAAAGCCGCTCCTGTGCCCGTCTGGATGCCTTTTTGGGCCATGGTCAACGGCAGTGGAAGGTTCGCAGGGGTTTCCGATGGTCACGGCAGCGTATTGCATCCCGCTGGCAGCGGTCTTGATCGTGACGTCCAGCCAATGCATGGATCCGTCTGGCAGGCATACCCGTCCTTTGTAATCGGCGTGCCAATCCTTGACCTTTTTGTCGTTGGGAAATGCTGCGCCCTTTCCAGGCTTTTGCTCATACGCTGACTTGGATGCTTGTGGCTTATTCATAAAAACTCCTTACTTGCAATTGTTTCTTAAGATTTGGTCTGTCACAACTTCGGATAAAAGCTCTTCCATTGTTTCGACCTCGGGTTGTTTGGCAGCAAGTCGGCGTCTGATTACCGATTCGATGCCCGTTTGCAATTGAGCTGACGTCATGTCCAGAGCAATCAATTGGTTGACCAAGCTGCTACTTATTTGGGCACTTTTTATTTTTTTCAAACCTCCTCTTATTTCTTTATTAAAGGTAAATATATCTTCTTTCATCTTAGTCATAGATCTCATCCTTAGATCTTAGTCTTAGCTCTCTAAGTCTTAGATCTTAGTCTTAGATCTTAGTCTTAGATCTCTACGCGCGCACGTATATGAAGAAAAGTTATCCACAGGGTTATCCACAGAGTTATCCACAGATTTGGGGTAGTTATCCACAGAGTTATCCACAGGGCAGTCACTGGTCTGTGGTCGGTATTTTGAGTGATTCTTCGGCTTCTTTTCTGAGTCTTTTAATAATCTCCTTTTCCTCTTTAGTATAATCTCGCAGCCTTTCGCCGTGTTGATTTATTTCAACATAAGGCCAGCTTTCCATGCGTCGTTTTGCTTCCAAGTTCTTGTTTGCTTTGCTCATTTCAGTCCCCACAAAAACAAGAAATATCCTCAGAGCTGTCAAACATATCTATCTGCCGGTTTGCCGCATCCATCATCGCCTGGTAGGACGGACGGTCTATCCTGAAAACTCCGCCATTCGGAATGTCCGGATTTGTAATGGTCTCCATTTTGGCCCACCATAGTGCTCGTTCTGGTTCTCTTGAAATTAGACTCATGACCTTATTCGTATTCTTCAAAAAGCACAGATCACAGTTGCCCCAAGGTGTCTCACCGTTGATGTTGTCCAGCTCTAGATCAAAGGGCTGCTCACGCCAGAACTTGGCTACGTCGTGCTTGGTGACACCTGCAATGCCGCAAGGAGCGTATTTCGTTTCTTGTTTGCCATAATCGTTATTTCTTATTTTCGATAAACGTCTTGGTTCGTCTGACCTGATTCCGATCCAGCTTTCCCATTCAGTCCATCCTACAAACTTTAAATATCTATGACAAGTTCTAACTTTTAATTCCACTGTGCAAAACCTTGCAAGCGGATTAGGCAAATAATTTCGCTTTAAAACAATTGCCTCGAATGGCTCTCCATTCCTGCTGGCAGTCTCAAACGATACCTTCTCAAACTTGGTCTCAGAGTCTCTAAACTCTAGCCAATCTATCTCTACCCCCCATCTGACGGAGCATTCATTAACAAACCTAAGCGTCTCTTCCCGTTCCTTCCCGGTGTTTTGGAAGCACACTTTCGCTTCATCAGGGAGACCGTTGTTGGCTTCCAGAGTGCGGTAGAGCATATAGGCAGAGGTTCTGCCGCCTGAGAACGAAATACAAGTCGGGCCTGAAATCTTGAATGGATCAATCATTTCAGAATCTCCGAAATCCAGACCATGACGTGTCCTTCTGGTGCGTATTTTTTGGATACTTTGAGAAAGGTTACCTGAGCGTCGTCGGCGTAAACCACGCCGTTCATGCCATCCAGGACGGTCTTGGCAATGTTGTCCACGTCTGGCCGAGCAGGGTAGATGTCTCCGTCAAGCGCTGCTTTCTGCTTCGCTTTGGACCAACTCAGCGGAATGCTCATGTGCGCGTAGATGAACACCGTCAGAGGCGTCTGCAAAGGTTCGTGGCCGTGCATCGCTTCTGCTGCTCGAGCTGCGATCAGTGCCTCGTACTCTCTGGTGACAGCCGGCGTATAGCTCCTGGGCTTGCCGCCTGCGCTGGAGAACCTGGGTCTTCCCTTGCCGACGGGCGGGCCAGGGATCGTAAATTGAAGAGTCATCATTTCAGTAGATTCCATGCTGTTTACCGATCGGGATTGTTTCGCGTCGAAGCCTCGCTCGACCACAGAAATGCCCCGACAGGGAAACTTTTTAGTTCGAGCTGAGGATCATGCCTCAGTTTTCTGCGCTTGTGGAAAAAATTTGACTTAGGGTTTGTCCCTACTCAAATAGTGCGCTTGACCCCTTGATCTCGGTTGTCACCCGAGGTAGAGTGATGGTCATGCGCTGCACGTCGTGGCGCTACCAAGGAGCCAAAATGAAGATTACGCTTACCAAGCAGGAAGTGCTGGACATTGTTTTAGCGTCGGTCAAGAACCGCGTCCATGAGCCGTTCAACGACATTTCGCTAGAAAAGTACAGCGACGACAATTTTGTCACGATCCGTTACGTAGAGCCAACCTTTGAGGAGACCGACAAATGAAACCAGAACATTGGGACACCCTGATCGGCATCTCTGGCGCCTGTGGATTGCTGATCATCTTTATTCTTCTCATCATTGGAGTTCTCTGAAATGGTCGGCAAAGTCACCCCCAACACCAAGCTCTCAGCCAGCAAAGTTCCTGGGCTGCTGGGACAAAGCAAGTACGAAACGCCAAACAGCATTTTGTCTGGTTGCATCTTCGCGCTTCAAGGCATGGAAACAATGATTGACGCCAACGAATCGATGCATTGGGGCAACCTGCTCGAGGTCCCGATCCTGCTGGAGGCCAGCGGTCGCTTGGGCTTGAGCAATCTGCGCCTTGATCATCCAACTGCTTACCATCATCCAGATGCGCCGATTGCCTGCTCTTTGGATGGCAACGGTGATGGCAATGGGCTGGTCGTGCATAACAGCCCCGAGCAGGGAATCTACGTGATTGGCCAGGACAGTATTACGCTTGACGGAATAGGCGTGCTGGAAGCCAAGCTGACGGCAAACTACCCAGAAGAATTGCCAGCGATGAGTCGTGGCCCGCTCCAGCTCCAGTCACAGATGGATATTGTCGGTGCCAAATGGGGAGCCGTCTGTGTGCTCTACCAAGGCACCACGCTGAGAATTTTCCTGTTTGCGCCTCATGAAGAGACTCAATCGCTCATCAGAAGCGCTGCACGCGACTTTGAGACCAAACTGATCCATTGGTCAGAGACTGGTGAGGTTGACTGGTACAAGCCGGTTGACGCCAAAGACGCAGCGCTTGTGTGGCCAGGTGATGAGAACCTAGAAACGGTCAATCTGGGTCAGAGCGGAGCTAACTTTGCAACCGCAATTATGGAAGCTAAACGCTGGATCGCTGAGCTTGAAACTGAAATTAAAGACAACGAAAAAGAGCTGCGGGAAATGATGGGCAACGCAACGTCAGCGGTCGCCGGTGAGTACACGATTAAATGGCCAATCCGACATTACTCTGCGCAGCCAGCCAAGGTCACGCCAGCCAAAGAAGCGTATTCAGTGCGCCAGTCCACCCTGACAATCAAGGAGTCAAAATGAACGTTTATAAAAAACTAACTCAAGCCAGATTAAAACTGCTGACGTCAGAAATGAAAAAGTCTGGCCACAACAAGTTTGCTGGCTATCATTATTTTGAGCTTGGAGACTTTATCCCTTCAATTCACAAAATTTTTGATGAGCTTGGATTGTGCGGAGTTTTTACTTTTGAAAACTCAAGCGCAACGCTGACAATCCATGATACCGATGGAAATGGCTCAATTGTGTTCTCAAGCCCTGTTGTCTCTGCAACCAAGGTTGAAAAAGACGGAACGCAGAAACCAGAATCCATTCAAGACATGGGCGGAAAACACACTTATTTTCGGCGTTACCTTTGGCTGATGGCTCTTGAGATAACCGAGCACGATTCAATTGACGCTGGCGACAACACGGATCGAAAAACGGACAAACCAGAAGGCAAGCCGGTAAACCCGCTGGATGCTGTCGTGCAGAAGGTAACTGCCGAATCTGCCGAATCGGTTGCAGAACCTGCTGTAAAAACCGTTGAGTACCAATCCCCGTCTGGCGGTCAGTGGGCGCTCAGAATCCCAAATAAACCGGACTACCAGTCGGTTAGCGAAACGCAAGAAGAATGGCTCAGTCAGTTTAACGACATTGCCGACGCGGTAATGAAAGCAGGCAAGCTGCCGCCGCTTGAGCGTATCAACAAGCTGCAAGCGCTGCGTCGTGAGAATGAGCCGCAGATTGCCCGCCTGGTGATGATGGACAAAGCCAAGTTCTTGCAGACGTACAGCCAACGGATCGGCGCTTTAGAAGCGCTGCATAAAGCCGCAGCATGAGGATGGCACGTATACGCCTGCTAGACGCAATCGGAGGTCTTGAAAAAGACCTCGGCAGGCTACCCAGCATGAATGAGATTGCACGGGTTCTGGGATGCAGCCCTCAGAACGTCCACAAAATGATCAAGCGCATGAGGTCTAAAAGTGAAACAGTGTCCTCCCTGCCACAAGGATTGCAACGAAGGTCGGAGTTGCCCCGTGCGGTACGGGATTTTGGATGACGAAGGAAAGGTCGTGCGCTGGGTATGGAACATGCCGCCATACCCGCACATCGTTGAAAAGATCAAGCGTCTGCGCAAACTTAAGACCGACACGTCAAAAGTGCCAGACGCCCCGTTTTAAGGAGTCCAAATGACTAAAGAAGAAATAATCCGCATGGCTCGGGAGGCTGGAGTTTTTAGCGGAGCAAATGAAAAGGTTTTTTCTGAAAGCCTTGAACGCTTTGCCGCCCTTGTTGCCGCGCATGAGCGGGAGGAGTGCGCCAAGATTGCCGAGACACCGTTTTCGGGGGAGCAGGACGACATCACCATGCAAGCGAAAGACAGAGTTGCCGCCGCTATCCGCGCAAGGGGAGAGAAGTGACCTACACAGCAGCAAATAATACAAATTGCCAACAAGAACTTATGGCTCTTGGGAAACCGTACCCTCGCACATGTTTTGTTTGCGGGCTTGGCCCCTGTATTCGTGGCCAAGTTAAAAGCGTTGCGCCTGTAAACCAAGGTCAATATGGATGGCTATGCCCTGCCTGTGGGCGTGGTAATGCACCATACAACTCGACCTGCCCATGTAAAGGTTTTCCCAAGATGGAGGTCACATGTTGAACCAAGAAGACATTATCCGCATGGCCCGGGAAGCGGGGTTTGACACCTCCAAAATGGCGCAAGAGGCAGGGTTTCTGTGCGAGGAAGATTGGGCAAAACATGGATTGCAGAAGTTTGAACGCTTCGCCGCCCTCGTCGCCGCGCACGAGAGGGAGGAGTGCGCCAAGTGGACTGAACTTGTCACAAACAATATGGCTACTTACATTGTATCCGGTATCCGCGTAAGGGGAGAGAAATGACAGAACAAAATCAACCAAGAGTTAAATTTGAGCAGGCGTGCTTTCAGTGCGGCAGTCACTACTGCCTGATGGATTGCGTCAAAGACCCAGAGCCAGCCACAGCACGATCATGGGTTGGTTTGACCGATCAAGAGCTTCAAAACGCCTTTTACCACGTCGAATACGACACAACCGTTATTTTTTACAAAGATCCGGACAAATGGTGCCAGGAATTCTACAAGCGCATCGACCGGCTGCTAGAGGGAAAAAATCGATGAGATTCAACGGAGCCGACTACGACCCAGACAGGGACAACGCCCGACTGACTGGTCAGTTGCGCAGGATCTGGGAGATCGTGATTGACGGTCGCTGGTACACCTTAAAAGACATAGCAGTCCGAACAGGAGATCCAGAGCCCAGCATCAGCGCTCAGTTGCGCCACCTGAGAAAACCTCGGTTTGGTGGGCATATCGTGGAGCGTGAGTACGTCGCAAACGGTCTTTACAAGTACCGCGTGATGGCCAGAGAAA